TTGTTCCTGTGTTTCTTCTGCTAACATATTAATCTTCTTTTGTTTCTTCTTTTTTACGTCTACCTACCTTTTTCACTGGCTCTTTTTTGTTCATAATATCCTCCTCGATCAATATGTACTCTCTCATAGTTTGATCACTATAATCGTTTAATTCGTCTGCTTGACTTTTAAGCAATACTGTTGATTCCCTCTTGACCTTGAATCGGACTAATTCTCCCCTCTCCTTGACCAGCTTCCAAACTTTGTATCTGTTCATCTGAAAATTGTTTTAAATTATCTATTAATGTTTCCGTTGTTTGATCTATTACCTGTTGAATAGGTGTTACGTTTTTCCAATCTTGGAAATATGTCTTCATGTTTTTTAAAAATGAGTTTATATCCATCTTTAAAACTTCATCAACTTTAAAATGTACTAAGGGATCAACCTTAATTAGTTTTAGATGATAATCTCTCATCATTTCGTCAGTTTGAAACTCAGATTCATAAAACTGAGATAGCAATAAGTCTAATGATGAATTATCAGCCCCTTCTTTTCTTGATTCTCTATATTTTTTCCAAATCTGATCGGGAGTCTCTACTAAGTACCTGCGACCATAAGATACAGTTATATCTATTTGAGTATTTGGATAATAGAATCTAGTATATAGCTCCATTAAACTTTTATGAACATCCTCAAATATATCAGAGTATTGATGTAGTCTATTTACTACTGGTTGAGCGTCTATGAATCTACCTGTAGCTGTTTCATTATCTGCTTTTTCTATTGTAGTACCCCAATGAGAAAAGTAGATTCTATCAAACATTTCTTTAATCTCTACTCTTTGCTCTTGCCAAGTTTCTAATGCGGGTTGAATGTAACCAGCAATATTAGGCGCTATTGTAGGAGAATCAGAGTCTACAGGTGTTTTTAAAGGTATACCGTCGGATACATCTCTTTTCATGCTTTGACCAGTGCCATTACATGAAGAGCAAGTTTTGCCGTTAATCTCTCCGCTACCTTTACAGGATTCACACTTACCAGTATAAAACCAGAATACAGGGAAACCATGTAGCTTTTTATATATGTTGTTTACAGAGTTATCTATAAGATAAGAATCTAACAACATCAGCTGTTTATGGATAGGGCTGTTTTTTATCCTAGTAAGGGTATTTAATATAGGACTGTTTTGAATCGAAGGAACGACTCCAAAAGGGTTAGGTCTAATTTCTACTATTTGACAGTTATCACTTTCGCCTTTTACTAAATAATAATTGGCATCATCAACAACCCATCTATAACACTCAGTTGTACCAGCGTATTGTTCTATTTTGTGAGGCTCATAAACTACGTAACATGGCTTAGTACCTTTAACCTTCATTTTACATATGTCCTCAATAGACTTGTAAACTGGTTTAGCTAAAGTGCCATCCATATCAGAATCTAAGCACAAAAGTCCGTTAGGATCGGTCAAAAATCTATCAAACCATTGATGTCTTAAATAGTACTTTAATGATTGACCGTTGTTTGATTCTTTTATTTTTTCTTTTAAATCTTCTTTTACTGTATCAGAAGCATTGATGTTAATCATGCCTCCTTTAGCGCTCCATGCGTTATCTACAGCCCTGAGTAAAGATGAAATTATAGACTCATTAGATATTGCGTACTTTCTTCTGAGATTTATTTGAGAATCGTTTTCTAATCCTTGGACTTTAGTAAGATAGTTACTTAATCCTTGGCCGTAATAGTGCATCTTTAAAAGATGACTTTCTTTTCTAGCTTCTTTTATCCATTCATCAGGCTCTTTATCCTTGCAAAGATCAATTACCTCTATTTCAGAAAGCACCATAGGTGTTAAACATTTTAACGAATTAACACAAATATACGGCAACTAGAAATAAAAAAAGTTGTGTGATTATTTGATGTATTTATCTAAAATGCTTTCAAGTTTTTCATTCTCTTCTACTAGTTCTTTTTTTAATTCCAATACTTGATAATTCATCTTTTCAAATTCTTCATATGAAACTTCGTAAATCAAAACATCTTTTACTATCTCGTAAGTCCTAAACTTAAAGCCCTTTTTTAATGGGACTTCCTTAGCTATTGCGGATGTCTTTTTACAGTATGGCCTATCAATTCTACCCTTATCTACCCATCCTTTTAATACATGGTTTACGCATTGGATTTGCTCGCAGTATTCAGTAATCTCTAAAAAATTGTTATATTCCTCTTTTGTCATATCCAAAGATCATAATCATTATACATTAATCAAAGGAATACTGAGTATTGTTTTTTAGTAGTATGGGAAACGTAGTACCTGAATCCATCTAACAAGTGATTATAATCATCTATTGGAACTCCCCCCCTCTTATCTACCCATATATAGTTATTAAGCTCTTTGACTAGATTATTAGAATCTGGATGAACTATTATTTTATAGTTCTGCATAAGTTTAATTCCTTCTATTATACTCCCTGCTGGCTTCTTTACTCCTTTAATGTTTAGACCTAAACTATCTAAATCTTGTATAGTTCTAGGGCTTGCACTATCCGCTATTATTAATTTATGCTCACATATAGATTTAACTATTAAACCTAGTTCATTAGTGCTAAGACCTGATTTATATAGCTCTTCTTTGACGTATAAAATCATTCTTTTGTGATCTATGGCTACTCTTGTTAGAGCGTCTGGGTCTTTGCTACCAAAGTCTAACCCATATCCATAAGGTAAAGAGTAATCAAATTCGCCTATCTCCCAATTTTCAAATATTACACCTTCAGCCTTTTCAAGCCATCCGCCAACGTAATTATGATAAAACCATTTAGGGTTCTCTTTCTCTGATTTACTTGCCTTTTTTAAAAATGATTCGCTCAGATACTTTGTTGCGATCTTATACCATGAATGAATATGTTCTACGTCTGGATGACCTGAAACAGTTACTTTATGACCTGATAGATCAATTTGTTTTGGGAATGGCTCTATCCACCTTTTATAGATAAAATGCTCTTTTGTAGTAGGGTTTTGAATCCATATTACTCTATTCTGTTTGCCTTTAGTTCTAATTGAATCGTCTATAGTATCAAAAGCCTTTTCATCATTAAAGTCTTCACCTTCTTCTATTACCCATGTTGTAATACCCGCTAATGATTTTAGATTAGCTGTTTGATTTCCTGAACTTGTCTTTATTCCTGAGAAGATTATAAAGCTACCCGTATTAATATTTGTTATCTGGTTTTTGGTTACATGGAACTGATTAACTAAGCCAAGTCTTTCAATAGCTATATTAAATTCAGGTATAATTGACTTTTCAGCACTTGTCATAGTGTATCTAGTAAATAAAACACCGTGACTAGATTCTAAAGTTAAAAGAGCTATAAAACTATGTGCAGTAGTAGACTTTAGACTAGCTCTACCACCAGTCATAAATATATACCTCTTTTTAGTAGTAAATAAAGGCTTAAAAATCTCGTTTATCTCTACATTCATGGAATAATCATATAGTTTTAGTTGTATTCCTAGAGATTATAGATAGGACTTATTTAAATAGTCCTATTATTCTTCTTTTACCCAAGTCAAAACAGGTATATCTATCTTTTTACCGTCTGTAGTATGATCGGTATAGTTTTGGCTTAATGCTTTTCTTTCTTCCTGAGTACCTATTAGTTTATACAGTGCTAATATTTCAGCGGCTTTATCTCCTTCAGATAGTCTAGTTCTTAACTCTAGCTTAGTACTAACCTTGTTAGCTTCTATATTAGCTTTTATAGTGTCAAATTCGTCTGAGTCAACGGGGAAGTGATCATAAAAAGTCTGCTTACTACAAGGTAATAGAGTTACTACATCTTCAATAAAATAAACGTTTTTCTTTTCGCTTACTTTTAAGGCTTGCTTATATAGTTTCTCTTTGTTATAACCCATTACTTCTTAATTATTATGTTCCCGTCTTTATCTTTAGTATATATAATCATCTATTTAAAACTTAATATCTAATTGAACTTCTTTTACTGGATTGCAATAGCATTTACCAACATTTAACCAACAATTGCACTTAGTTTTGATATTGGTCGTGGTAGTTGTTTTTGCTTTGCTCATTGAATGCAATATATATTAAAAAGGTTTCAAAGTCAACTTTTAGACGTAAAGAGTATTTAACTCTATTATCATCAATAAAATCATAAGAGTAATCATAACTATTAAACACCCACATAATAAATAAGGGGATGTTACTCCCCTTTTTTTGGTTTTTTAATTAACGAACCGTTATCATAAAAGTAAGCGCTACTTTCAGGTAATGACCAATATAAGATATCTTTACCGTATAGTTTAGCTCTTGCTTTTAATTCCTCCCCCTTACGTAAAACAGATTCGGCTACATTTAATTTAAACTTTTGCCTTTTTCCGTTTTTATCATTTACTAAAGTAACCATTATGATACTGCTATATCACTAAGATAGCTAAATCCTGTTTCAGGTTCTACTATATTAGAGTTTTCATACCAATCAGCGCCTATTTGAAATTGGAAAGTATATATAAATTGACTTCCAAACTCACTAGCTTTCTGAGGAGGTGTACCTATGAATGTTCCTTCGCTAATCTTAATAGGAATATATGTTGCTGGTGTTTCAGCTATTTCATTTCCCGTAATCTTATCGCTAGACCATACAAAGTAAACTCCTGCGGTATTACTACATCCAATACTATTAATAGCTTTTACGTGTTCAGGTTTAGGGTCAACTATAGTACAAGTAACTACAGGAGGTCTTACGCCTGATTTAGTTGTAGCTCCTTCAAAGTTTTCTACACCATCAACTACTTCAGCTTCTCCAAATTCTACAGAATTAAGAAACGGTGTAATAACTACTTTAGTATCACCAGTAGCATCAGCTAAACCAGCCCATGAATTAGCCAACTCTATGCCATTAGTAGCATTAACAAAAGCGTTAGAAGTTAAAGATTTTTGAAAAAATAATTTAGCTACTTTTCCAGCACCTCTATACTCTTTACATTCGTTATTACTGACTGTGTTTAAATCCCCTTCGGGACAAATACATCCTGCTAAGCTCATATGTTTCTATATTTGTAAGAAACACTTTTATCATTGCAAATATAAATAAAAAGAACATTAAAACGTTCTTTTAGCATTATCGAAAAAACACGCCATTAAAACGGCTGCTAACGTTCGGTAAATAATCACGCTAAAGCTAAGATTTTTACCTCAGCGTTAGCCACTATAAATAGATTTAATAATACTACGCAATCGAATTTCTTTTTCATTTGACATTGGTATAGCCAAACTTGCTTTTTTTATTTCACAAATTAAATCTAATAACAGTTCACGTTGTTGGCTAACATTAAATAAATCACATAACTCATTAATCATATGATCACTTCCGTTTCCTCTTTCAGTATATCGGTCTACTATTTCTCTTATTTTCTCTTCCATCGTTACGTTATTTATTAGGGTCATTAGGCACAACTACAAAAGTTGCTCAAGTCTTTTTATAGCCTCTTTTATAACTTGCTTGTCAGCTTGTTTTTTTATCAACTATTTTACATCAGCTTTAAACTGCTCTTTGGTTACGTTTTCTAAATAATATTCAATTTCTTCGTTACCGCTTTCTATAATCCATTTTAAGTCATTCATAATCCGCAGTGCCTAACACCATGTATAAATCATGGCTAGGTCTTGTTTAGTTTTAATAATCAATTTTGTACGTGTCGCCACGCTTTATACACCTAACATTGTAGTGCATTAAACCAACTCATATAATTGAAATAAAGCCTGTTTAACATCGGCAGCTTCACCTTCTTCTAATTCCCAAGGATACGTTTTTTCTACGCTTGATTTCCCGTCATAAACAAAACAAGTCCAAATCATCAATTCATTTTTTAAATCAATTCTTATAACTTCAATAGGCTTGTCTTTTTTGGATTTTGGGTAACTAAACAACTCGGCTGTTAACTTATTTATAACCACTTCTTTTATCCCGTCTTTTAAGACTATATTTTTAACTAACATAATAAAATAACGCACCACAACAATGTATAAAAAACAGGCTATTTTATTGTAGTGTCTAACTTTATGGGCTGTGCCTGTCGCCCGATTTTTTATACTAATCGTTGTGTGTAATGC